CTTGAGACGAATATGCTAGTAGACCAACCACACAAACTTAACATCCTCGCGGAGTAATGATGAACAACCACCTACCTACTGACTACCAAGCCTTCATTCACACCTCGCGTTATGCACGGTGGCTTGATGAGGAGAACCGTCGAGAGACTTGGACGGAGACTGTTGGTCGCTACATGGAGAATGTAGTAGTCAAGGAGACACGGGACGAGATCATCGTAGGTGACATTGAAGAGGCTATCCTCAGCCTTAGCATCATGCCATCTATGCGGGCACTGATGACTGCTGGCCCTGCTATGGAACGCGACAACACCTCTGGCTACAACTGTGCCTACCTTGCAGTAGATGATCCCAAGTCCTTCGATGAGGCTATGTTCATCCTGCTGTGTGGCACAGGTGTAGGCTTCTCCGTTGAACGACAGTACGTAAGCAAGTTGCCTGATGTACCTGAGCAACTCTTCCCCTCTGAAGATGTGATCGTAGTACACGACAGCAAAGAGGGTTGGGCTAAGTCTCTGCGTAAGGTCATCGCTATGCTGTACGCAGGTGAGATCCCCAAGTGGGATGTCTCTAAGGTACGTCCTGCGGGGGCTAAGCTTAAGACCTTTGGTGGTCGTGCCTCTGGTCCTGGCCCACTGGTTGAACTGTTCAACTTCACCATCAATACGTTCAAGGGTGCAGCAGGTCGTAAGCTGTCCTCTATCGAATGCCATGACTTGATGTGTAAGATTGGTGAGGTAGTGGTTGTCGGTGGTGTACGCCGCTCAGCTATGATCTCTCTATCTAACCTGAGTGATGATCGTATGCGTCACGCTAAGTCAGGTCAGTGGTGGGAGAAGAATGCTCAACGTGCTTTGGCTAACAACTCAGTTGCGTATACTGAGAAGCCAGACATGGAAACCTTCATGCGTGAGTGGTTGTCGTTAGTCGAGAGCAAGAGTGGTGAACGTGGTATCTTCTCTCGTCCTGCTTCTAAGAAACAAGCAGCTAAGAATGGACGACGAGATGCTAACCATGACTTTGGAACGAATCCGTGCAGTGAAATCATTCTTCGTCCACAGCAATTCTGTAACCTCACAGAAGTCGTGGTCCGAGCTACGGATACACTTGTGGACTTGGAAGAAAAGGTACGACTAGCTACCATCCTTGGTACTATTCAATCTACCTTCACTAACTTCCCCTACTTGCGTAAGATCTGGCAGAAGAATACAGAAGAAGAACGTCTACTTGGTGTGTCCCTTACGGGTATCATGGACAACGAGATGATGTCCCGTGGTATGAATCTCGCTACTGTACTGGAGACACTGAAGAATGTCGCTATTGCTACTAATGCTAAGTGGGCTGCTCTTCTTAACATCCCTGCTTCTAGTGCTATTACTTGTGTTAAACCATCGGGGACGGTTTCTCAACTGGTTGATAGTGCTTCAGGTATCCACGCTCGTCACTCTGATTATTACATTCGCACTGTACGAGGAGACAATAAAGACCCTCTGACGCAGTTTATGAAGGATCAAGGTATCCCAAGTGAACCTGATGTGATGAAGCCTGATAGCACTACTGTGTTCTCCTTCCCACAGAAGTCACCTGAAGGTGCTATCACTCGCAATGATATGTCTGCCCTTGAACAACTCAAGTTGTGGATGACATACCAACGTCATTGGTGTGAGCATAAGCCTTCTGTTACCATCACTGTTAAGGATGATGAGTGGTTGAAGGTTGGTGCTTGGGTCTATGAGAACTTCGATGAAGTATCAGGTGTGTCATTCTTGCCACACTCAGACCATACGTACCAGCAAGCACCCTATCAAGACTGCTCTGAACGTGAGTACCTTGAAGCCCTTGCTCTTATGCCTGAGCGTATTGATTGGGCACGACTGAGTGAGTACGAGACTGAGGATACTTCTAAGGGTACAAGTACGTTTGCCTGTGTTGGCGGATCATGCGATCTTGTCGATCTAATCTAACTCACAAGTAGTCTTCTTGACATACAACTTACTCTGTGCTATACTTTGCTATGAGTAAGGAGTTGTTTGATGAAGAAAGATTTGACAGGAGAAACATTCGGAGACCTTTATGTGATAGGGGTCTCCGAAATATCTAGGAACGGGCACTATAGGTATAGTGTACTTTGTTCTTGCGGTGTGCATAAGACACTTTTTGGAACACACCTTATACAGAAAAATACTACCCACTGTGGTTGTAAAACTGTACGTAAATCTAATTGGCATGGGTATAAAGGGGTGGGTCTTACCTACTGGTCCTCCTTAAAGAGAGGTGCAAACGGTGGTAAAGGTAGAGCGCCACTAAACTTCTCCTTATCTCTAGAGTACATTGGAGACCTACTAGAGAAGCAAAACTATAAATGTAACCTTAGTGGTCTGACAATATCTGTTCTAGATAAGACTGCTTCCCTAGACCGTATCGACAGCAGCATAGGCTACGTAGAAGACAACGTACAATGGTTACATAAGGATGTTAATATGATGAAGAGACACTATAAGCAAGACTACTTTCTTCTGCTATGTAAGAAGATTGCTGGTGGTTCATGCGAAATCGTAGACCTTAACTGAGGGTAGCTAATGTTTTACATCCTGACTAAAGAGAACTGCTCATGGTGCGACAAAGCCAAGTTCCTCCTAGACAAGAAGGGTGTCCCTTACGGGGCATTCAACTACCGAACCCATCCACTCTTCCCATTCCTGCTTAAGAGTGCTGGACTAAGTACCGTACCTCAGATCTGGGTGGAGACACCTGATGGTAAGGTACACATTGGCGGCTACCAAGAACTTGAAGACTACTTCACTTATCAAGAAGTTGAATTGGAAAAGAAGTAATGATTGAATCCCCTAAGTCTAAGCGAGTATCTAAATACAAGGGTGCTGAGAGTGAGGGGTCTAAGCGTCTTGTCCCTCTCATCCCTAAGAATGATCGACAAGATACTTACATCAAGGCTATCAACAACAGCCAACAGGTGATTGTCTTAGGTCCATCAGGTACAGGTAAGACGTACATCGCAGCTACAGCAGCAGCTAATGCCTACGCTATGAAGCAGATCGACAAGATCATCATCACTCGTCCTAACGTATCTGTAGGCAAGGACTTAGGGTATCTACCTGGCACACTAGAGGAGAAGTACGCCCCTTGGGTACTACCTGTCTTCGAAGTGCTAGAGGAGCAGCTAGGCAAGGGTGTCGTTGAGACAGGGGTTAAGAGTGGTAACTTCGAGATGGCCCCTCTATCTACCATGCGTGGTCGTAGTTTCAAGAATGCCTTCATCATTGTAGACGAAGCGCAGAACCTCACTGTACATGAGGTTAAGATGCTGCTTACACGGGTAGGGGAGAACTGTAAGATCATCATCAATGGTGACCTACGACAGTCTGACATCAAAGAGCAGTCAGGTCTAAGTAAGATCATTCACCTAGCTAAGAAGTATAGTATGGACGTACCTGTCATTGAGTTCACAGTTGACGACATTGTACGTTCTGATATATGTAAGGCTTGGGTTGTCGCATTCCTTGAGGAAGGACTATAACTATGACTAAGTGGGTAATTCGAGATCGTTGTGAACACTGCACCAACTTCGTAGATGACGATGGCTACTGCACTGAGTGTCAACAATACGGGACACAAGAAGATGATGAAGAGGAAGAAGACAGTGCCATGACTAAGCAAGTGGGTGGTACTCACTACAAGGACATGGCTATCCAACCTGTAGAGTTCATCATTGCTAACGGACTAGGGTTCTGTGAAGGTAACATCATCAAGTATACCTGTAGGTACAAACAGAAAAACGGCGTAGAAGATTTACGTAAAGTAATCCACTACGCCGAGATGTTGATAGCAAGTCTAGAAGACTAAACCAAAGGGGAGCAGAGATGCTTCCCTTTACTTTTAACGACCACCTTTTCCGACAGGTGATTTAAATTTAGCAATCTTGCTCGTAGTAATCTTAGCAGGAGCAGCTACAGGCTTAGGTGTCTTGTCTACGGGACGGGCCTTAGGACGAGGAGTAGATGCGGTAGGCTTCTTTACACCAGCAGCTTTATCAATAGCTGACTTAGCCATGTCAACACTGAAACCTTTAGGCTTTGACTTACCTTCACCAGCGATATTGGTGGAGTAGGACTTGCCGTTGTACATAAATGTCTTACCTGCACCCATCTCTTTACGAGCAGCAGCAAAGGCTTTATTGAAATCTTTACTAGCCATTACTTCTTTCCTTTTTTCTTAGCGACACCAGCCGAACTAAGGGCAATGGCGATAGCTTGTTTACGGTTCTTAACTACTTTAGCCTTCTTAGGGCCTTTGGGATTGATACCCCCATGCAGAGATCCACCTTTGAACTCGTGCATTACCTTAGCAATCTTAGCCGACTGCTTCTTAGTTTGCTTAGCCATGACTTTATCCTTAGTCAGTTGTTGTGTGTTGTTAGTAGTCATTACCATTTTGTTTTATGGCTCCAATACCGAGCAGATAGTTTGCTAGGGTTTGGGTCTTGTGCATTGTGACGGGCATAGTAGCTACGCTTACGTGCCTTGTCCTTCTCAGTCTTAGGATTCTTACCTGCTCCTTCGACCCCCTGCTGACCAAAGCGGATAGTCTTAACTTGACTACCCTCCTTAGCGACAACTACGTGTGACTTAGTGGGGTGGTTAGGAGTAGCCTTAGGCTTATTGTACCCAGCTACACCTATCTTCTCAAGACGATGATCTTTAGCCATTACTTAGCTCCAACCATATCTTGGGTTACAGCCTTCACCTCGCCATTGATAACGACAAGGCTACCTAGGCGTAGTTCTTGGTTGTTATAGGCTTGAATCAGTTCATCCTGAGTAGCGAATACACGCACATCATTTGGGTTAGCCGACAGCATCTTGATGGTATCCAACACTGTCTGGTCTACTGGAGTATTCGATGCAGTCTTAGCTTCACCCTGTGGAGCAGGTTTCTGTGCCATTGCATCAGCAGGAATGTTCGCTAGAATATCAGCCTGTACTTGCTCAGTAGGGATAGGGGCAGGGGTAGCGGCATTAAGACTTGCTGCTGTAGCTGCCCTTCCAGCCTCTGTAGGGAGCAACTGTGCCCCTGGCTGTAGCATCTTCTCAGCTTCAGCGGTATACGGGGTAGCCATAGCCCCACCACCAGTGCCTGAGATAACCCGTGCAATGGTTTCCCCACGAGTAACTGTACCGTCACCATTGGTGTCTAGGTTCTTGTTCTTGTCGTAGGAGTCAGAACCCTTTTCGTACATGACGTAGGCTTCATCCTTACCGATAGCTGCGGGCCAGTGTACTGCCATGTATACGTCACCGAAGTTCTTGATACGACCCTTGTAAGGTGCTAGATACTTACCAACATACTCCATCTGCTCAGCAGCAGTCATACCAGCCAATGCTTCAGTTGTCGTTCCAAGACCCTTAGCGGTAGACTCCAAAAACTGGATTAGGCCAGTAGCTGTAGAACCAGGATTCTTGACAGCAGGACTAAACGACTTACCAGTTTCAAACTCAATGACACGTAGGAGGTCGTTAGGGTTGATACCAATATCAGCAGACACTGACTTCACTTTACCCATGAAGTTGATGTCTTGGAGTACAGCATCAGGAGCCTTGTAACCATTCTCACTGGAAGTAGCAGCAGTTGTAGTACCGTCTGTGATACCAAGTTCAGCGTAGATGATCTTCTTAGTTGTTTCACCAACGACACCAAGATTATTAAGAACCTGTAGCTTGTAGTTCAGGTCATCAATCTTAGCCTTGTTAGCGGTAGTGAACTCATTAAGACGGTTAGTCGCCATAGCATCCTGAGCTTCTTTAGTCTGGGCAAGACCAATAGCACGGGGACCAGGAACAAACTTAGTCTCAGCAGATTTGGTTGTAATGGACAGTTGACCATTCTTACCAACAGTGAAGTTGAAGTTCTCCAGATCACCGACTGCTGCATCACGTAGGTTACCTAGGTCCAGCATAACGTCAGTGGACAGGAACTGTGAAGTCTTCGAGACAAACTCAGGATCATCCTTAGCAGCCTTGATGATAGCAGCACTAGGCACTTCAAAGTTCAATTTCCATGCCTGAGCATTCCAACGAGTAGGTTTGTCCATAGCCTCAATCTGACCATGAGCTGTGATAGCTCCAGTGATAGCTACCTTGATCTCACTATCTTTCTGATCTTGAGTTACTTCCTCATACGACCTAGCGACAGTGGACTGTCCAGACATAGTAGCGACCAACTCAGTGAAGGCATAACGAGCAGCAATGAGATCCTTCTTAGAAGATTCCTTCAACGCTCTGTTAGCTTCTTCTAGGCGACCAGCTAGCAGTTCCTCAGTGAACTTACCTGCGGGACCAGACAAACCAGCCATAAGCTGTGCAGACAAGGCAGGGTCAGCAGCAGATAAGGTGGAGATAGTCGTAAGATACTGTACAGGTACGCCCGCAGAAGCCATGTCCTGATAAGCTTGACTATTTAAACGCTTCTGGATTTCAGTAGGGTCTATTTGTTTAGTAGCCCAATCAAGGTTTGTATCAAACTGGTTGAACACACCTTTATCCCAACCCTCAGGAGCCTGACCAAGTTCATTCTCAGGGATACCAGTACGCATAGCAATATCTTTACGGTACTTAGTCTCCAAAGCACCACGGGCAATGTTAGCTACTGCTTCAAAGTTGCTTTGATTAACGACAGTGCCACGAAGTTCAGGGATCAGGGCAGACACACCTAGTTCGTCTAGGTTAAGGGAAGCAGTAGGGTCTGCTGCGATAGCTGCACCAAGTTCTGTAAGACCACGAGAGAACGTATTAGCTTCTGTCTGAGCATAGCTAAGATTGTTGTTCCAAGCTTTGTCGCTAAGAACTGTGTAGTTCTGAGTAGTCTCAACTTCACGCTTCAACCTAGCATTCTCTGCTGAGGTAGTCATCCACTCAGCCTTAGTCTGGGCAATGTAGGTAGCTTGTTCTTCAGAAGTAGCTAAACTTTGGGCAGCAGCAAAGGCATAGACAGCCTCAGGAGATGTCTGCCAAGCTTTATCAATCTCAATCTGTACCTTAGTCTGAGCATCGTATGCTTCTACTTCTGGGTTAAGGCTTGTCTTAGCAGCCTCCATAACTTTGCTCTCCCACTCAGGATACATCCTACCAAATTGGCGTAGATCAGAGAAGCTAGCAGTAGCGGGAGTAACATCAGGATTATTAGATACCTGACGGAACTCATCCCAACGCTGACCAAAGACTTCATCTTGGGTAGGGGCACGACCAGGTGCAGGTTCCCCAGCACTCATAAAGAGTTTGGAAAGGCTAGCCAGACCAATAGCAGCAGGAGCTTCACCCTGACCTTGAGGAATAATAGGATCAATAGGGTTGATGTTGGCAGTGATAGGATCAAAAATAGCCATGTGCAGTTACCTTTATTATTCTGTAGCGTTTGAACTAAAGCCAGACTCAGCCTTGAGTGCCTGAACCATAAGTTCGTCAGTGATTGGGAAACCCTTAGGAGTGAACACAAGCTTGTCTACTCGCTGACGTTCTATCGGTGTCATGGAACTATACTTCATAGCTATAATTCTAGCATACTTCTTAGCTTCTTCATAGTCCCCTCGACGGAAGGCTTCTGCCCACAGGTTTGTTGCAGTAGTGATACCCTTAGCCGACAACTTATCAAACTCTTTGTCGTAGCCCTTGAAGGTATTAAACTTCCAAGCATCTTCTTGTGCTTCTAGTGGTACACCAAGAGCAGTGAAGATAGCCTCAGTGTTGTTGTCGATCTTGTCTAGGTAAGCATTGTCACGGGTAGTTACTTCGCCATACTTGAATGCAGTGTATGCGTTGTAAGCCATGTTCCCTGTGGAGAACACACGAGCAAAGTCAATCAAGTCATCCTTGAAAGGTTCTTTAACTTCTGCACCTGAGAAGGAAGCAACAAGGGTCTTTACCGCAGAGAATGCAGTCTTACCACCTTGCCAACCAACCTCTAACGACACACCACCCATGAACTCAATGACATTCTTCTCAGCTACGTCTTGCATGATCATAAAGATACCATCACTGTTGCTCAGACGAGTAGACAGAGATGTTTCAGTACCAGTAAGTTCTGTAAGGAGTGTATCAATGAAGCCCTTACGGATAAGACGATAGAGTTTAGGGTCTAGTTCCTGACCGTAGTAATGACGGTAGATGTCCATAGCCGTACCGACAGCACCCCATGCAGAGGCACCGAACATAGCTGTATGTACGATAGCCAGACGAGTACGTTCAGCATTGGTTAGAACTTTACGACCCTTGCCACCAAAGGTTCCTGAGAACATAGCTTCGTTAACACGGAACATATAGGACATGAACTGAGTGAAGGGTAGTTTATCAACTGGTGTACGTGACGCACCTGTCATACCCTGTGTTAGGGTATCCTGACGGTTCATAATCCAACGACGACCTTGCTGGCTGTTAGCAGCTACACCTGGAAACTTCTTCAAGAACTCCATGTAGGACGTAGCGTAGGAAGCAATGCGAGGGATAAGTTCACCTTCGTTGAAGATGACACGACCAGCACTACGAGCAGCACCAATGCCTTCACCAACTGTACCTAGCACACGAGATGCTTGTGCAGCATCAGACCCAAACTCAGCTAGGCTTTCACCAACAGTACCACGACCACTGTTCTTGAACATGGTAACCATCTCAAGGAACTGGTCACCTGTCAGACCTGAGATAGGCTGAAGTAGGTCACCTGTACTCTTGATGACAGCAGCATCACCATTAGCAATAGCGAAGCGGATAGGTCCGTAGAGTGCTGTACCACGTACACCGTCCAAGCCAGAGACAGCCATGATGTTCAGGGCCTGAGAACCCTGTACCCAATACTGTGCTGGGTTAAACATACCAAGCTTAGCGTCGAAGGCAAAGCCACGTAGAGCTACAAGGGGGTTCTTGGAACTGATGTCAGCAGCAAAGTCAGCACCAATAAGGTTCTTGCTGTATAGGAAGTCAGAAGCATTCTTCATTGCTGACAACCAAACCTGATCACCAATGTTCTTCTGCTCCATGCGGAAGATAACTTTCTTCTGCTCAAGAAGAAGCTTACGACCAATGCTGGTTGTGTCGCTGATGGACGCTTGCAGAAGCTTCTGCTTTAACGACAGACCCTTGAGGTCAGCTACGTTAGCCAAGACGTTATGCTCAATAGCTGCCTTCAGAAGACCATTGATAGAGGCAGACATATAGGCACGTTCACTGTTGATAGCTACTCCACGGCTAAGAGACTGTTCGATAGACATCTTAGATCCGTAGGTACGGTTAGTAACACCACCGTAGCCAATGAGGAGTTTGTCCCTACGTGCCCGTGGGTTTGTGATAGTCATGTCGATAGCTTCGCTATACTTACGACCAGCTACACCACCAACAGCAGTTGAGTCGATGATAGCTTCACCATCTTTAACGAAGTCAAACTGCTTACGAAGATCTACACCAGCTTCATCAGCCCACTTAACAAACTCATCTGCATTGTAAGCGTCAGGGAACCACTTGTTATTGTCAGCAATGATAGCGTTAAGCTGAGGATCATTTACAAGGGCACGTACAGCTAGACGATGTTCTTCTGCATTCTTGAACTTACCGACAATCTTCTGGTTGATCACGTCAATGATGTTGTTAAGCTGTGTCTTAGCTGCAAGAGCCTGAGCTTCTGTACGTACACCCATAACAGTAAGGGGCGACACAGTTACCTCACTACCATCAGCAAACTGCTTAACACGGTTCTGCTTAACGTAGAACTGAATGTCAAACTTACGGTAGTCACGAGGACCACCAGCATTACGAGCCATAACATCAGAGTGATAGAGACGACGAGT